TTCTTAACTGTATCAACCATAGAAGAATATATCTCATTAGGTGTACATCCCGATTCCATAGCATCACTCAACCATTCTTCAATATTTTTGATAGAGTAATCTTTATATTCAGGATTGTCTGTCATGGTCGTATTTAATAGCTTGTTTAATTATAACCTCAATTTCCTCAGTTGTCAAATCATTCAACCATTTCCAGTTAGGATCTTGTTTATCCCATTCCATACCAAATGAACCATCTTCATTCTGTTTGATTGTTAGAGAGTCTTTCTGATTTTTTCTCTCTTTTTCTAACCATTTTAGCATACCTTACGTCTTCCTCCGAGTACCAATTTGGATGTTTCTTTGCACGTTTAATAATCTTCTTTGCGGCTTTCTTGTCCTTCATGCCAGTTGACTTTTGTTAATTCTGCGAGTAGTATATCTATACGATCATCTATGGTTCTCTCCATTATATATAAGTCCTTTGCATATTCCATATTCTCTTGAGTGAGACGATCAACATCATCTTCAAGCATTTCTATCCTTGTTAAGAAATGATTTCTCATCTCCAACATTTCCTGATAAAGATTATCCATTTTTCTTTTTCACAGGAGCATGGTTCTTATTCGGAATGAATATGCCCTTTGGAACACTAATAGCCTTAACAACATTAGAAGACTTTTCCAATTGCTCTATTGCTGCTATGAGTTCTGGTGTTTCTTCCCATTCCCAAACTTGCTTATGCTTAGGATTTTTCTTCTCAACTATATGAGTTTTAAGTGTCATCTTCCTTTTGCTTTATTTCATACTCTATCACAACCTTCTTACTTTGTCTACCAGCATGATCTAAGGTATTATATTGAGTCCACTCACCTTTAAGTAATTCTATCATTACCTTCTTATCCAATCCACACATCATCTCACAGTTCTCTACTGATTTGCGAACTGATTCTAAACCATTAGGATAAACTGCAACCCTAAATCCATGCTTATCTAACTCATTACCTTCTTCATCATACTGCCTATCTTTAATGTCAGATTGAAACTCACTCATGATTCTTTCCTATGGTTTGTTCATAAAATAGATCACCATTATTACCGAACATCATTGTCTTCCAATAAGTTCCTCTTTTTTGATATACTTCCTTAGAAGTTTCTGCCCCATTCTTAGTTGCTACCGTCCATGTTCTTTCATACCAATCATTCTCAACATCAAAATGAAAACCTCTATCAATTAAATCAAATGAAAGACATTCTACATATACACTATCAACAGAACAGGCAATTTGATCCTCTTCAGCATCTCCAGTAGTATTAAATCCAGCAAAAATATCTAAAAGTTTCCTATACGTCCAATCTAATGGGTTCATCTTACACACCAATAAACACAATAAAACTAGCATACCAACAAAAGTAAATTATGTCAAGACATTATAAAACCCCTGACTTTTAAATCAAGGGTTAATTTTTTTACTATTAAACTTTGTGTGCTAACACCATTTAAGGTGGATGCGAATGTAGTAGCATATGCGTTAGAATAGAAATGTTTACTTAATTAAACTCTAAACTAAAACCTCCTTACAAATACGTTTACAGACAGATTGACTTTCGTCACACTCGATTAGGCACTCATAGTATTCATCTATAGAATCATTATGAGGATCGAACGTCGATTCTGGATGTTTTGACCCAGCTAATTGATTAAAAGGAATTAAGTTATGCATAATCGGTTTTGAGATACAACAAATTCATAATGTAGTTTAACCCCATTACAAAAGAATTTCAGGTCATCTTTGCCTCCTTTAATTCTCCCTATTATTTATCACAGTTTACACATAAAAGTCAAGTTCGGTTTTACAAAAATATATGCCTACGAGTTTATACTTACCCAATCTTTATACTCTTTTATTTGATCGTCAGTCCAATCCTTCATATAATGTGGACCTAATGCTCCACGCAATAAGTAAACACTAATACCATTAAATGATTTAACTGGTTCAGGTTTTTTCATGCATCCCTTCTTAAGGTATAAACATATTCCAATACTTGCTCACGAACATTCATCAACTCATTAAAACATTTCTGATTGTGAGCACAAGCACGAAGAGAAGTGTCTGGTCTATGTACTGACTCTATGTAAAGATCAACTGCTCTATTATACTTCTGTAACTGATCCTCATCATCATGAATAGTATTTTGATCCTTCATTTCTGTACCTCCTCAGATCCACCACCTAATTGTTCAGAACCACCTACAGCAAATGGATTGTATTTTGCTGTGGCAATCTCATACATCTTTTGATGCATTGTCTTCTCATCCTTTTTTGGTTTTGGATTTTCAACAGAAGTAGGAACTTCCATTAATTCTGCTGGATATTCTACATCACATCGAGCATACTCATCAGTAATATATTCTTCTTCTTTTTGTGGTGTATCAAACCACTCATCAGGATCAACTCCTAGATCGTTTACCATTTTTCTTAATTTCTCTTAGTATGTATGCTTTAGCAGAATCATAATTCCTTGCTACATGGACAAACTCACCATTGTTGATAATTTGGAGTTTGGTTTTACTACCCAGAATAGGAACTGCTGCCCACATTCCATCTTTGGTAACATATCCCTCAGGAGACCCTGGAACTGTATCCAGAATCCCCTTATTGGGGCATGTATAGAACTTTCTATAGTCACTTGGCATTGACACTTACCACAGTGGCATTTGGGTTACGTGCAAGTGCTACCTCTTTAGCCTCTTGATAGTTCTTAGCATACACATCCTCATAGAAGACGGTGCCTGCAACATACAATTTGACTTCGCAACGCATGGGATGAATCTCCTTTGGTGATGTTCTTATTATACTGTATTTACTTCATGCATGGGGTATCAGTGGACAGTTTATCTTTTGACTACTGATATTGCTGGTTCTCCTCTTTCAAACACGGTATCGACCACTGCCTGTACTCTACGGGCAGTTGAAATACCAACCTTAGAATACACAGGAACACATACTAATCCATACGTTTTCTCTTTTGCCCCTGTACGGATTACCCTGCCTATTGTCTGACTAATACCGATATAATCCATAGATCTTAGAAATAGGACTGCCTCAAGTCCTTTTACGTTGATACCTTCAGATAATATGCTATGATGTAACACAATAAACTTCTTGTCATCATCCTTACCCCACTCATTCAATGTATTAAAGAACTTCTCTCTATTAACTTTCTTACCATTGATAATAGCACCAGTCTTGGCAGTGATATACATCCAATTATAACCACGTTCTGCTAATTCAACACAAAAATCAGTCTGTGATACTAATCTTGTAATCTGCTTAGTTGCCTTGGCACATACCAGTACCTTCTTAGTCTTATGGTCATCAATATTATCAATGATCTTTCTAGAATCTACATCAGCAGTCAGTTCATCTTTCTTTAGAATATCATCCTTATATACTTTCACTTTAGGTGGTAGAATATATCCTTGCTCCACTAACTTAGGTGCAGGAACTTGACAGATAACCTCACCAAATATGTCAGACTCATTCATACCCACCTTCATAGGAGTTAGTGAATGTTTTGGCGTTGCTGTGAAGAAATAGCAATACTCTGATTCTAATGAAAAATACTCTACTGCTTCAATAAAGTTTCTCTGAACACTATTATGTGCCTCATCAAAATATATTGCATTAACAAATACTTCTGCCTCTTGAAGTCTGTGTAATGAATGATATGTTGTAAAAATTAACTTATGTCCCTGTGTATTGCTTACCCACTCTTGAATATCATCTGCTTTAGTTGTACTAAAATGATGTGTTTCACCACTGTGTACGTGCATCACAGATACATTCTCAATCTCTTCCAAGAATTCGGATGATAATTGCCCTGCTAATAGGATGCGTGGAGCAACTACAACAATGGTCTTATTGTATCCCTTCTCTATCTGCCTTAAGGCATCTTTGATGGCAACCAGAGTCTTACCACCCCCTGTAGGGACGATAAGCTGACCCTTGGAGTGCTCTATCATAGCATCAAGGGCAATTTGTTGGTGAGGACGCAGTTGCATCAAATATCCTGAATATGCATATATTATAGCAAAAAGCACCCCGTTTTATGGAGGTGCTGTGCCAGTTTGCCTACTGGTCCTTAAAGAATTATATAACCTGTCCTACAAACCTAACAGAGTTAGTTATAAGAATTAGAACTTTAACTACTTGTTACTGCCTCCCAACTACTTCCATTCCAGAAGTTAAGTTTGTTTGTGGTAGTGTTATACATGACTGCACCTTTATGTAAGTTACCATAACCACTCATCAAGTTTCTTGTTGTAGTATCATATGTTGGAAGTCCCAAAGCATCATATCCAGAATGATTATTTGTTAATGTAGCAACTCCACAGAACGTTGTAGTACCAACACCAACTGCTATTCTTGAACTCTCTTTATTAAAGACTACTGAACCATTAGGAACTCCATCAGGAAGCAATTTCTTAGAAGTAGCAGTACCAAATCCTGATTGAACTGGATTTAAATTCTGATTTCCTCCTGCATTCCCAGTCCATAAATTAGCAATTATATCAAGTTCTTCGTTATTTACTGAAGGTAAAATAACATAACTGTTCATTGTGGTGGTTGCTGCACCAACATCAAGAACAGATCTAGCAAAGTAAGTATTGACACCAACTCTAGTTAGATACTTCTTACTATCAAAATCAGAAGGAACCATACCTAAATTAGTTGCTCCGAATCCTGTTGTTACAACACCAACAGTAGGAACAAATAGTGCTTGTCCACCAAAAGCAGTAAATGAACCAGCATCTACTTGGAAATCACCATATCCCAGTACAGGAACACTATCACTTACTGCACTAGGTATAGATCTTAAATCACTGTTTAAGGTTCCATCAGAAGTTGTTGTTACACCACCTTTAGTGCCACCAATGAATCCTCCTGTGGCGTGCATAGAACCAAATACATTACCATCAAATATTCCAATAAATCCAGTACTACTTGCTGTTCCAATTCCAAGTTTTGATTCAACATAAGCATCACCAATAAAGGTTGAAGCACTACCAACTTTAAAGTTTCTACTAACTAATAGATCATGGAATGTAGAAAGACCACTGGTAATATTAAATTGTTGACTAGCAGATATTGGAAGAGAACTCCCATCTCCTAAAGTAAACTCATTAGAACCACTACCTACTGTAAGAATACCAACAACCTGAGCATATCCAGTAACATAAGCATTACCACCGACTTCTAATTCACGTGATAAAGTAGCACCATGACGATTAACACCTACCTTACCATCATAAGTAGTTTCGAATTTAGTATTACTATCATATAAAACTTTAAAACTTTCAGTACTTCCAGCTCCAGTACCAGAATGTAAATTGACTTTTACACCACCAGTATCATAATTAGTAAGATTTAATGTACCAGAATTGAAACTTAAAGTACCACTACTATTACCTGCTCCAACTGAATTAACACCAACACTAATGGTAGAAGTATTTGCAGATGTAATAACATCTAGTACTGCATTAGAAGTACTTCTAATTTGTAAATCAGCAGTAGGAATATCGGATCCAATACCAATTTTCTCATCAACAACAAGATGTGTAAGTGTTGAAGATCCTCCTACGAGATTCCCAACAGTAACAGCAGGACTACCAGTTAATCCATAGGCAGTAGCAGAAGCAGTTGCCGTAGATGCTGTTCCTGTTAATGCACCCACAAAAGTTGTAGCAGTTAAAACTCCTGTTAATACTGCACCTGTTCCTGTAGTCTCAAATTTCTTACCTGCACCACCTGTTCCTCTATAATATAACTCTACACTTCCATCAGTATTAAATACAGCACTATTTGCACCAGATGTATCTTCAATTACTACATCAGAAGCACCTTGAATCTTAAGATCACCTGTTCCAGAATCCTTTATGTAACTATTTCCACCATCATGATAGATAGAAAGGTCTGAACTATTACCGAATATTGCTTGTACATCATCATTAAATACAAAGTTATCAGAAGAACCATCCCAATAACAAGATCTAACACCAGCAGAACCAAAGAACTCTACATTATCATTTAATGTAGTAACACCAGTTATACTTACATGTGTGGCAAATCCAACTTGACCATAGAATGTAGAAACACCAGAAGAATATAAATTTCCACCTGTTATAATACCAGTAGATTTAAAGGAACTCGCAGTAACAATTCCACTGAAATATGCCTGTCCTAAAGAATCAATACCAACACCAGTACTTGTTAATGGATTATTTCCTACCTGTAAATAAGTTAAAGGATTTGTGGTTCCTACGCCAACATTAGCTGTTGTGGATATACCCGCATCATTCTCTACAACCCATCCTGTTTTAGCAATCGCAACTATACCACTTAATGCACTACCATCACCAATAAATTGAGATGCTGTAACTACTCCACTATAATTTCCTTGTGTTGCAGTTAAAGCTTTAACAGTCGAAACACCACTTACATATACATCTTCACTTACCCACAAATCAGTCGTTGTTACTACACCACTAATTTTAGCAGTCCCTCGTACATCCAGAAATTCACTAGGAATTGAGGTACCTATCCCTACGAGACCATTTGCATTTACTATGAAGTTGTCATTGTCAACTTGAACTCCATTACGAAAATTAAACGACTTTCTATAATTTGCCATCTTATGACTTTTTTAGTTATTTATCTTGGAGTTTTTGTTCAAGAATTTCAACCTTGGTTGAAAGTTCTTTAACTGCTTCAATTAGGAGTGCAGTAAGTTTCTCATACCTAACAGCATGAGTACCATCTTCCCTAACATTAGTTAAACCAGGAAGTCCAAGTGCTTGAACTTCTTGTGCGATAACACCTGTATCTGCTTTACCTTCCCACTTAGATGCTTCATTCCAATTAAATGTGTTACCACTAATTGAAAGAACCTTAGCAAGAGGATCTTCAATAGGTGTAATGTTATCCTTTAATCTTTCATCAGAAGATGCAAAGGCAGTAATATCACCACCAACATTTAAGTCCTTAACAATACCAGCACCACCATCAACCGTTAATGCACCAGTAGCAGTGTTAGTTGATTGAATTGTACTCTCAATAGATAGATTTCCAGTAATGTCAGCATAACCACTAACTGCTAGATTATCATCAACCGTAACTGTACCACCAGCAGAATCTAGTGTTAGATTTCCTGTTGAAGTATCAATTTCATTATCACCAGTAACAGCAACTTTGATATTACCAAATGTACCATCATTAAAG